CCGCTGAAGGAGAAAGCTGAGAAGTTGGTGGTGTTGCCCTGCTTGAAAACAAGCGGGGTGGCCTGGTTGGCGTAGGTCGGAGTTGGTAGCGTTTCGTCGGTTGGGGCGTTGAAGATACCCGTCATCGTGAAGGAGATGAAGGGGATCTGGCCCACTTCACCGTTGATCTCAAAGCTGCCGCGGCAACCTGTGACCTTATGACGGATGCCATCTTCGTGGTAGTAGATGGTGACGCTCTCAAAGCCGCTGCTCTCAGGCGCATAAGTAGCGCTGGTGCTAGCAACCAAGGTCTCGCTAAGGCCACAGCTACGCAGCACGGGACTATAAGCCGGAGCAGTGCCAGCAGTGCCAGAGCCTGCTAGCTCAACCTCAAAGCTCACCTCAACGCGAGTTTGAGCTAGCAGCTGATCAGCCTGGCCCATATAAGGCCGGACCAAATCGCGGTTCACCGTATCGGAAACTAGCGGCTGGATCTCAAGGTTGCGCACCAGGATCGCATTGCTACCGCCGGTTGGCGTTGGGTCAGTGCCGTAAGTAGATTCAATCTTCGCCAGAATCAGGCGCCGGCGTGTCAGAACTGATGCCATTGGTGGCTACCTCAGGAAGTGGAAGGGGAGCCGGCTGAGTCCGATGGACGAGCTTGCGCTTGCCGGTTTTGGTATCGACCAGATAGCTGCCGCCCTGGCCTTGGTATTCGTCACTCATTGTAGCTACTAAGGACTCAATGACAAATTAGCAACCTGAGTCCTGTATTTGACCACAAAGTCGCAAGAGATCACACCAGAAGGCTGATCTGCCTCTTGCAGGTCAAAGCTGACACCTGTTGGCTGCACGTCATACGCAAAGCCGTTGCAGGTCAGATCCGCCATGATCTTGGCGTGCAGTGATTCCACAATCGGATCTGCAACCTGATCAGGAATGTCCCCGCGCACGATGACGGCTACACGCACCGTAAGAGTCCAGTCCAGTGTTGGGGCGCTGGTCAGTTGCACGCAAACATCACTAACAGGCTCAACCACAAGCGCAGGCAATTCACCGCGCGCTAATGGCTCCACCCTGCTGCGATAGATCCGCGTGCTGACGTTTGTTGTCCCCGTCAGGTTTGTGCGAATCCTTGCCAGGATTGACTCGCGGCGCGTGGTCATGTCTTCTGGATTCCAAGTTGTACAAACTTGCCGTCATCAATAAGCATCACCTCTCTGACGGTGTAAGCGACCGAATCCACGGTGATTGAATCGCCCCGGATAAGACTGCCAAAAGCAGATGCCCTTGCCGTCAGCGTGAAGTCTGTTGTAAGCACCATCCCATCGCTGATCACCTGGCTTGGCATGTCCAAGATCCCATTGGCGGTAGTGGCGCCAGCTGTGCAGCTAACACCAAAATCCGCCACAAAAATATCCAGGTCTTCAGCGAAAGCCATGGTTTACGCAGCTGTTGTTTTGCGTGCAGGCTTTGGCTTCACCTGTTCAACAGGTGCCTCCAGCGCACGGCCAAGTTTTATCAACTCAGCGGCAATGTCTGAATCCAGCTCGTAACACTCACCAGCAGCTAGGAACTCGCCACGAGCAGCGCAGTCACTTTGTATCAAAACTTTCATAAGAAAGAAGGGGCGGTTGCCCGCCCCCACCTCATCAGGTTGTGATGTCCAAGATGGCAGCGAAGCTCTTCGGATCGCGCACAGCTACGTCAAAGCTGACGATGCCGCGAACGCTGGTGAGAGCTTTGCTGAAGTCATCCTGGTCTTCTCCTACGGTGATCTCAAGGCCGTTGCCAAAGAAACCAACGATTGCCTGGCTGAAGTCACCCATAAGCAGGGCAGAACAAACGCCAGAGCTAGTGCCCTTAGTAAGGGTGCTCGGCACTTGGTTGCTGGATGCCAGGGGGTAACCGTTAAGGCTGGCAGGAGTTGGCCCACGCCCAATAGCGGCGCCGTCAGTGTTGAACAGGAAGGGACCATCACCGGAGGTGGAACCACCAGCGCGGAGTTTCTTCAGCGCAGCATTGACTTTGTAGTTAGTCAAATAAGCCACGGTGTTGGGGTTCACCGCACCGTTGACGGTAAAGACCTCCTTTTCAAGATCAACCACTTTCTCAAGGGTGATCGCAGCCCCGTTGGTGCCCATTGCAACCGAGCCAATACCAGCGGTATTCAGAATCCCGGTAGGTTGACCAGATGAACCGGAGCCATTAAGGATTGCAAGGTCAATAGCCAAGTTGATGCCTGCAGTCAGGTCATCACGCACCAGTTGCTCAATGCCAGGGGTGGCTTGAAGCAAAGTCTGGCGGCTGTACTTTGACAGGGCAGCCAGGTTCTTGGGAGCCAACGTGACTTGGTCGAAAGTAGATTCCGACTGGGTGATGGCAGTGGTCTGGGTGGACAAGTAGTAAGTTGATGCAACACCAGAACGGCGTGGAATCGCTACGTTGCCAACTAGGCCAGGCATGGTGCGAACACCAAGCTGCAGCATAATCGCTTGATTGCGCAGGAACTCGATGAAGTCATCAGCCATCAAATCGGTTGCAACAACGTTGCCGCCGGTTGTTGGGCCAGATGTTACATAAGTCGCCCGCTTGTTTAAGGCAGAATAAGGAACAAAGAAACTGCGCTCAGCGGTTTTAGTAACGCCAGACTTTTCAACCTCTTTGCTTAGTTCACGAACAAGGCCAGCCTCACGGGAAGACCAGTCATTGTTCATCAACGCGCGGATGCCAGCGGTAAGGCTGTAAGAAGCACGCTCATTAGCGGCTACGTCCACGGGTGCAACAGTTTCAAGCGGCTTGGCGCCAAGCTTGTCTAGCACTACGCCGCGAGCCTCATCAAGGCTGCGGCCGCCTTCAATCAGCTGCCGGCCAATGTCGGACATGTTGTGCTTGTCAGTAAGAGCAGTAATGCCAGCGATGCGGGAGCGCTCAGCCTCAGCGGCCTCGGCCCGCACCACGGCCAGATCAGGGGTGGTGTTTTCCATTAGTGGAAGGGGATCGGGTGTTGGTGCTGCCGAAGCAGCGTTTTCTTCTGTAAGAGATCTGCCGAAACCTATCCCAGGATCTGCTGGGATAGCAACGACAGATAGCTCATACGGACTCCAGGCAGTAGCAACAAAGTCACCACTGCCTCGCTCCTCCATCTTGTCGATGGAGGAGCCGAAAGAAACATTCCGAAGAATGCCATCTTTCACATCGCCCAAGATCTCTTGAGCGAACTCGTTGCGGCTAAACCGCACGCGCGCGTAGCCACGACGTTTTTTGTCGTCGATGTATGCGCGCTCCACAACCCCAATCACACGGTCAGGGTTGTGGTTGAACAACAGTGGGGCGCTGTCATTCAGACGGCTGAGATCAGCCGCTTTTGTATCATGGCTCAGAATTTCGTTTCCGAAATACCGGGCCACAGGATACTCCGAGCTGAAGGGGAACTCGAAGGTCCGATCCTCAACAGAATCGAACTCAACAGATTCGCTGCGCTTGTACTTGCCCTCCATCGCACGCAGCGTTGGGATCTTGGTCAAGGTTGAAAACCTATGGCCCACCAAGCGATCAGTTGGCTCCCAGCCTTCGTCGCCTTCGCTGTAAACACGAATCAACGCAGCTGGATCTTCAGCATTTGCCTCAATCGAGAACTCACTGTCAGGCACATTCAGGGACCCTTCGCGGATGATGCGCTCGATCTTGCCACGTGCAATTCCGCCGCTTGAATCCCATCGCACAAAATCGCCATCACGCAACCCATCAGGCTCCGCGCGCTTAGCCAGATCTTGATGTTCTAGGTCCACACCGCTTCTGTCTTGTAGTGTCTTTATTCTATCTGCCCTTGATGTAGACCAACCCTGTCCTGCATCACCACCCCACGCTGCCCATGCAACCCGGCCTGGTGATGGATAGCCATCTTCGCCTGGGCTGAACCCCTGGCCCTGCTTGTCCACCTCATGCCGTGCAAACCAAGCCGCCATCGTGATCACGGTGTCGGCGCTTAGCTCATCACCGCTCAAGATCTGACCAGCTTTGGCGGCAGCCACCTCAGTGCCACCAGCTTGGCCTTCTGCTTTCCAATCCCGATACCTTTGCGCCTCCTCGCGCATTGCCTCCGTTGGAGTCAGGTCAATTTCAGTGCCATTGACATTTGCCATCAATACTGCTCCGCATCAATGTCTTCATCGTCGCTTTCAAGTGCCATCTCATCAAATGGTGGCTCTGTTTCTTCAAACGCTCCCTCAGTGCCAATCGGTCTAGCAGCCTGCACAGCTCCGCCTTCAGTCACCTCGCTTGGATCAGTATCCAGCACGATGTCCATCTCGTCCAACTTGGCAAGCTCTGACTGCCGCTGAATGAGAACCGCATCCAAGTCGCCGCCCTGCTCGGTAATGACCTGGGCCAGCGTCTTAAAGCCACACCGCACAGCAGTCTTGTACGCATCCACTTCGCGCAGCGGGTCCACCCACTCCCAGCTGCGTGGCTGCCACTTGCTAGCGCGGTAGCGATCAGGATTTGTTTCATAGCCCGGCAGGCTCAGCTCACCGCCTAGCACTGCCATATCAAGCCAGCAATTAAAAACCTCTTGGTGGAAGTTCTCGATTATGTAGCGCTGCAGCACCCGATATGTATCACGCT